CCGGCAGAACTCCAGGAACCCGAGGACATACGCAATGCGCAATCCCCTACAGACTTTGAACTTTACGGCCGGTGCTGCTGTTGCGGCCTACCGAATCGTAAAGCACGGCGCGTCCGACAGCGCAATTATTCAGGGCGCTGCAGCCACCGACAAACTGATCGGCATCGGCCCTGAGATCGCAACCGCCTCTGGCGAGCCCTGCGATGTGCACACCGTTGGCGCAGCAGAAGTTGAGTACGGCGGCACCGTCGCCCGAGGCGACATGCTGACTTCAGACGCCAACGGAAAGGCTATTGCCACCACGACCGCCGCGAACCGTGTCATCGGCACGGCACTCGTCAGCGGCTCAAGTGCTGACATCGGCTCGTGCATGATCGACCGGCAACTAATTTGATCTCGTCTGGGTAACAGAATCGGAAATCGACTTAGGAATTTGAATCATGAAAGCACCGTTTCCAATTGACCCGGCCCTGACGCAGATCGCTATCGCGTACAGCAACCGGTCGTTTATCGCTGATATGGTCCTGCCCCGCATCACCGTGGGAAAACAGGAATTCTCGTACCGCATTTACAACAAGGAAGAGCGGTTCACGTTGCCGGATACCCTCGTCGGTCGGCGCTCGCAGCCGAATCAAGTTGAATTCGGTTGGACCGAAGCGACGGGCTCCACCAGAGACTACGGACTCGAAGATCCGATCCCACAGGCCGATGTACTCAACGGTGGTTCTGAACTTCGGGGCCTCGCCGTCGAAGGGATGCAGGAGTTGATTGGACTCGGTCGCGAAGCACGCGCCTCGACCCTGGTATTCACCGCCGCGAATTATCCGACGGCCAACAAGGAAACGCTCGCCGGTAACGACCAGTGGTCAGACCATGCGAACTCTGACCCGATCGATAAGATCACTGCTGCCCTCGATACGCCCTTGATGCGGCCGAACGTGCTTGTCCTGGGTCAGGCTGTGTTCACTCAGCTATCGACGCATCCCGATATCGTGACCGCCGTTCTCGGCAACTCCGTCACGTCCGGCATTGTGGCGCGGCAGCAAATTGCCAACCTGTTTGAGCTTGACGAAGTGCTCGTCGGAGCCAGCCGTTACAACTCAGCTAACAAAGGCCAGACCGCGAGCTATGCGGATCTGTGGGGCAAACACGCTTCGCTGATTTATCGAAACCAGCGTGCCACCACGACTCGCGGCGTTACGTTTGGAATAACTCCGCAGTGGGGTGGCCGGATAGCCGGTTCCCAAAACGACCCGGACATCGGTCTGCGCGGGGGCATTCGAGTGCGTACTGGTGAGTCTGTCCTGGAGCTGATCACAGCTTCCGACGCCGCGTACTTTTTCGAGAACGCCGTAGCCTGAGTCCAGATCATGTCGTCAATGGGGGGAGTGGGCGTCGTGGTTGGGTTCACGATCCCCGGCGACGGCTCCCGCTCAACAACCAACCACGAGGAATTTGCAATGGCGCGACATAACCAGGAATACGACGCTCGCGGTCGGGTCACGACCCCACGGATGCGAAGACAGGAAGAGTTGGCAAAGAAAAGGGCCTCGGCGCAGAAGCGCGCCTATGTGGTCACCGACCGTGGCCGAATCAGTTACGACGGTGACATGCACGATCCGGGCGCGACGATTCGCCTCGACCCTGACAGCGCCGACCGGTTGCTCGAGCTGGGTGCTGTTGAGGTTAAGCGCAAATCCCCCGCCGCTGCTGAAACCACGGACGCCTAAACGTGGCCGATTACCTTACGGCGCGGGCGCTCTGCGATCTGTACGGCTATCAGGAAATGGCCTCGGTCGCGGGGCCACGGGACATGGACAACGTTCCAGCCGAACTGCTGCGCGCCACGGTCCAGGGAGATTCCGTGGCCCAGTGGTCGACCGAGGCTCAAGCGGCAGCGACGGCGGGTGTTGCCCGTCTCAACTCCGTTATTGACGAAGCCGAAGAGCAGGTGAACGGCACGCTAAGACGCGTCGGTTACACGGTTCCGCTCAGTGCCCCCGGCAACTTGATCCAGTCGATCACACGCCGCCTCGCTCGCCACGCGCTGCACAAGGATGCCCCCGGCGAAGCGGTACGTCAGAGCTACGAAGATGCCCTCGCCACGCTTAAGGACATAAGCAAAGGCGATTTGGAATTAGACGTCGCGATTGACGGCGATCTTGAAACGGGCGAATCGATACCGGGCGACGCCGACATCGGACGAGAGTCTACCGACTACGACCGGACCTTCACGGCGGACAAGCTGGCGAATTATTCGCGCCGATGACATCGCTCCAACCACAGGTGCAACTGCTCGATCTGCGCGACATCGTTGCGCGTCTCCGAGTCCAGTGCCCGAGCGCTCGCCACGTCGAGCGTGTAAAGGATCTGGCAACCGCTCAAGAGCAGGCAGTAAAGAGCCCGTCGCTCTGGGTCGTTCCCGATTCGGATGAAGGCGAAGGCGTAGAACTCGACATGCGGGTTTCGCAATTCGTCATAACGTCCTGGACCGTTGTTATCGCCGTCGCGAATTACACACATGAGTTCGGCGATGGCGGCGACGACGAGCTACGGATCATTCGGCAGGAGGCAATCGCCGCGATGCTCGGGTGGACTCCCACGCATGGGCAGACGGGATCGTTTTTCGTTCGCGGCCAATTCGCGGGTTATTCCAGCAATGTTATTTGGTGGGAGGACACGTTCGGAAACCGCATTCAGCTTCGCCAAGCTATGACCTGATTTGGAGTTACGACAATGCCTGATCGCAAAGCACAAAAACTGCTGGTGCTGGCCAAGCTCGAAGGGACCTACGCCACCGACCCGAGCCCCGTCGCCACGGCCGACGCAATTCTGACGAAAAACGCCGCGTTTCAAGATTGGTTGGGGGAGACCGAAGAGCGCGGCACCGACCGCCCCGAACTCGGCAACGAGATCGAGTACCACACATCGGTACACTCGCAGATTACTTTCCAGGTGGAATTCTGCGGCCACGGCAGCGCGGCTGATGGCGTTCCGGCGTGGTCAGTACTGTTGAAATGCTGCGGCGTCCTGGAGACGGTAAATGCAGCGGTCAGCGTCGTGTACTCGCCAAGGGACAGCGGATACGAGTCCGCTACGCTCTACTTCCACCTGGACGGAAAGCTGTACAAGATGATCGGGTGCCGTGGCAATGTGCGCCTCGTTTTAAATCCCGGACGCAACCCGGCGTTTGAATTCACGATCATGGGGCTGCGCGCCAATCCAACGGACGTGCCCATTCCCACAAATGAGGACTTTACGGCGTTTCAGATCCCGGTCGCCGTCAACAACGCGAACTCATCGTTCACGATGGCGGGCCTCGCCGCCCCCGATATGATTATGGCGGGCCTCGAACTCGACTTTGGAAACCAGGTCATACACCGGGACGTGGTGGGCCAGGATGCGATCAAAGTCACCGACCGTCGCCCCACCGGCACGGTCACTATCGAAGACCCTCTCGTCGCTACCTACGACTTCGACGCCGCGGTCGCGGCTCACACGCTCGTCGCCGCCGCGTTCATTCACCAGGCCGGCACGGCAGGCAAGACGCTGACCGTGGACATGCCGAAGATCCAACTGCTTCGCCCGACGCTGCAGGATTTGCAGGGCCAGGTAGGCACGCAGTTTCAGCTCAAGTTAATTCCGGACAGCGGCCTCGACGAGCTGACGATCACGCAAACCTAACAAGGGTGCCCCGCTGCTGTGAAAACGGCGGCGGTCCCGTTGCTGCACCTGGGTAGGTGTTGAAACTGCCCCCGGCTTTATCAACCACAAGGAACTCAGAACATGTATGTCGTTACTCAGGAGCAAACGTACACCCGGCACATTAAGGTTAAAAAACCAAAGGATGACGGCACGCCTGGCGAGATAAAAAGTACGCTGAAGGTCAAGCTCAGAATGCTTCCGCAGGATCAGATGGAGGCGTGCCAGAACGACGCCGAGATCTGCGCAGCGACGCTCATCGAAGGTTACGACATTCTCGATCTCGATAAGAACGAGGTACCACCCGAGCTGACACGCGAGATCCTGTTACAAGATGCTGTCGCCATCACAGCAATCGCTCGTGAGGTTCTGGAGGTGACCCGGCTGAAAAACTTTCGCGGCACCTAATCTCGTCAACATCGCGGAGCATTGGTGCGAGATGGAATCAGAGCACCGAGAAGAAAAGGCCAATGACTCCGACTTCCCCGAAGACGATCTCCAGGCTCAGGCAACCGCCCTGGGCATACCCTACGCTATGGTGTCGGCGACCCTCGACGAAGAGGAGCAGCGCGCCGCAGAAGCCGAGCGCGTCATCGAAGTCTGGGAAACCGCCGTTCCAATTCTCAACTTGTGGTCAGAGGTCGGGCACCTGTGGATTTACGGTGCGATGGGTGGCCGAATCGGTCTGCGCTGGGAATCAATCAAGGCGCGGATCGAGCTCATGGAGCGCGGCTGTCCAGAAATTCCCGCAGAGCACATCGACGGACTCGCCGTACTTGAGCGAGCGCTTCTGCAGAATTCGTTTGGGCAAAAGACGAAGTCGAGGACATAGCGATGGCAGGTGACAATTTTGTAGTCGGCGTCAGACTCAATGCCGAGACCCACGGGCTGCGCGCCGAACTCAATCTATCGCAAGCCGAACTCGACCAGCTGAAGGGTTCGGCGAAGCGCAGCGGCGACGCGATGCGCACTCATGCCGCCAGCGTCAACTCCGCAGAGATGCAGCACAGGCGGATCGTCGCCTCGGGCCGTCAGGCCGTCTCGATGTTCAAAAGCATGGCAGTCACTATGGGCACCGTAGCCACGACGCTTGCCCTGGTGAAGATCGGCCAGCTCGCCGATGACTGGACCTCGTTGTCCACCCGGATGCGAACCGCAACTAAGGATACGAACGACTTCAACACGGTGTGGGCAGAAACGCGGGATATTGCCTTCCGCACTCGCACTCCTCTTGAAGCGAACGTCGCTCTTTTCCAGGGCATGGCGCGGGTAAAGGACGATCTCGGAGCCACGAACAAGGAACTGTTGAGGGTCACCGAGGCCGTCGGGGGCCTCGGTAGAATCGGCGGCAGCACCACTGAGCAGATGTCTAACGGGATGCTGCAATTCACTCAGCTACTGGGTGGTGGCGTCGTTCAGGCGGAGGAACTCAATTCCCTGCTCGACTCCATGCCCGAGCTGGTAAATCGCATCGCCGGAGGCATGGGCAAAACGGCGTCAGAATTCCGCAAAGTGGTTAAGACCGGAACGGTCCTATCGACCGAGGTATTCGAGTCGCTGAAAAAACAGGTTGATGAAATCAACGAGGAAGTCGCCGAGCTGGACTCCACGATGAGTGCGGCCATTACGAACCTGGCCACGGCCACCATGGAGCGGATCGGCGTCATCGACGAGAGCTTGAACCTGCAAAAGGCCGCCGTGCTTTTGATCGACACCGCAACGTCGCTCATACGTCCAGATTCTAAAGTCGCGCAGGCGCTTGCTCGCGACGCCGAGCTGGTCCAGAAATTGGCAGACGCCACAAACAACCTGGCCATTGCGGAGCGAAAGCGGGACGCCGCCGGAGACCGTGGCAAACAGTTCAACGCAGACCGCGTCGCCATGTACAACAAGGAGGTCAGAGAGGCTGCGACCGCGCTACGGGATCATTCCATCGTGCTGACCGAGAACGCCCAGCGGGCCAACGCGAACGAAGCGGCCCAAAAACGCCACGCAACAGCGCTCAAGGAAGGTGGCAAGTGGAGCGCGGATCAGGCTAAGCAACTCGACCGGCTTATCTCGAAGCTCGACCCGGCAGCGGAAGAGACAAAGCGCCTCGCCGCCGCCGAGGAACTTTTCGCGGAGGCAATAAAATTCGGCGAGCTAAGCACCGAACGTGTAATCGAGCTACGCGCCCTGCTCGCGACAACAACGAAGGAATACGCCGACGAAGTTAAAGCGGCGGCCGACGAAGAGGAGCGGCTTTTCAGTTTCATGCAGGCCATGTCGGACGAGGACGAGACCTGGCGCAAGGACCGCAACGACCGGAAGCTCGCCCTGGAAGAGGAGCACGACAAGCGCGTAAAGATTATCCAGGATCTACAGCTCGAGGTCGATTTGCTCGGGCTGTCAGCGAAGGAGCGCTACATCGAAACAGAGACCCGCAAGCTCGGCGCGAATGCGACTCAGCAACAAATCGACAAAGTGGTGGAACTCGCAGGGAAGCTCGCCGACACCAGGCTGCAGGAGGACTTCATAGCAACGGCATGGGAGAAGGCAGCAGAGCGCATTGACGCTTCGTTTTTCCAGGTATTCCGCGCCGGCTTCGAAGATATGGATGCGCTCGTCGTCGCCCTGGATGAATCGCTAAAGGGTCTCGCAGCCGAAGTGGCCTACGGCGCGTTCAAAAACGCCCTGCTCGGCGATGGCGCGACGCCGTTCAGTTTTGGCGGAACGGAGCTGACCACGGGACAACAAGTCGGGCTCGGTGTGGGTCTGGCCGGCGGCACAGCGGCCGGCAGCGCCGCCGGGGGTGGTGGACAGTACGCCTCGCTCGGCAGCGCGGGCGGCGCGATCGCAGGCGCAGGCGCAGCCGCTTACCTGGGCGCGGCCTTCATCGCCGCCAACCCTGTTGCGGGCGCTGTACTGCTGGCGGCGGCAG